TAATCTCCTTTGCGGAAGTCTTCGTGGTAGTCTCGTGGGATTATAAAAGTTTGCGGGTCTATGTAGACGTATTGGGCAATTCCATTTATAACTTTAAAGTCACTGCCAGTCAAGGCGATGTTTATAAGGTCCTCAGCGAACATCGGAATCAAAGATTCCATACCCGAGTTGCGAGTAACGACGTCTATAACGTCTTTGGCTACAATCTCTCTTTCAAGCCGAACCCCTCCGAGTTGATCTAAAACCGAAGAGTCTTGGGTTGTCTCTGGCATCGGGTAGTCGTCACCAACGAAAGCTTTGGTGTTTTCGTTACCCATTAACGCCTGGAGGTTTTTAAGAAAGTCTCGTTCTCGAACAGCATCATTGGATGTGGCGTCCACCCTTGGGGTAAGGATTAACTCTTGGATTTTTGACTTTAGGATATTTTTGTACTTCTGATACTGGTCAGACACCCTCCAAGAAATATTGGCGTTGTAAACTCTTCGGTCGGCTTTTTTGCGCGGAGGGTCGATGATGTTTCGGTACTGTTCGATGTTCTGGATGCCCATGCCGTGATCTCGAAGTTCCCGGATGGAAGCTGAGGAATAGGAAAGAAACCCATTGCCAACCATGCATTGGTTGTCGGCATAGCTTCCGTAGAAATACTTGGCCATCTCAAGGCCGTACTTCTCGTCTCGTGTGTTTATTTCTGGGCGCGGTTGCGCTGATAAAGTTCTGTAGTCCATGGTATATGGTTTAGTCGTTGTTTTAGGACGACATTAGTTGTTATAGAAGGCGCCCTCCCCCCAGGTTTTCTTTTCTTCTTTTTCTCTAACCTCATCCATGTCGGCGATCTCAGTCCAACCCGTGGACACAGCGACGTCAAACTTGGTTCGTTTTTTGGTTTCGAAATACATCCACTGAGTAATGATTAGGGGGATTTTTTCAGCCCAGATGTATTTCGATATGTGAGACGACAAGAGTCCGACATAGGTTCCCACCAAGGCGTTGGTGGTCTTGGATCCTTCGCGTCGGTTATTTCGGGTGACGATTGAGTTGATAATGTCTTCGGGCTCTAATTGTAGAAACCCAGGGTAGTTCTTTCTAACCCACTGAGTAAGCCCAGGTTTGTCGAGTTCCACATAACCAGCCACCCCAAAGAACCATGCAGTCATTATAAAATCCTTGTAGAAGTCTTCAGGGTCCTTATGTCTAAACTTATAAGCACAGACGTATTGGTTGGTCTTCATGTCCCATACGTTCTCGACTTCACCGAGTTCGTTTAAAGTGAGCTTCCCTGAGTCTTCGTGAGGCATGTACAGCTTTCGTTTAACCGTAAAGGCCCCATCTGATCCCTTATTGACCACTTCTTCGGTGTCGAATGGGTCACATCCCATTCTGTAGAAAGGCTGGTTTAGTGGCAGATATTTTTTACCTCGTTTTGAGACAGCGTTTTCCCTGAATGGAAACTGGGAAAAATGCCATCTTCCATCCTTGGACCTTACAAATTCAACTTCTGTTCCTGGCTTTCCGCCTTTCCATTGTAGGTTTCCAATAATCACCTCGTTGTCGACCTTGTTTCCGTGGTGATCCATTCCCATCTTAATTTCGTTCAGCCGGGTTTGGCACATCTCTGGGTGTAGCGGACAGTTTGTGGTTGACTTCGAGAAGGCTTCTTGGACTGTTTCGGGTTCTTTGCGGTAGAGAGAGAGGAGTTCGGTGTAGTTTTTGTCTTTTAAGAGAGCATCTATTCTATTCTGGCGGTACTTTCTAGCCTCTTCGATTTTGGGAAAACCGTACTCATCAGGAACAGCATTTTTCTCGTAGCTACGGAACAATCTTAGTAATCCAGATCTAGTCATACCGTTACCATCTAGGTCATTTGGATTGGAATCGTCCCACAATTTCTCTGCCATTTCGACAGTTGAACTTTCTGGATCATTCTGTGACGCTTCTTCGACAGTAGAAAGCAAAATAGCCTTTCCGAACACTGTCATGCCATTGTTTAAAGTTAGAACTCGGCGTATGTTATCCCATTGCTGGCGTAGATTTAACTTGTAGGGGGGTATCTTAAGGCACTCATCGAGTGTAAAATGCCCGATCTGCTGGCCATCATATGCCAAATTTACAGTTGCTCGGTAGCTGAGTGAAGAGTCTAAAAACTCTCCGTCCGAATCCTCGATGACCTCACCTCTTTGCTCTTTTAATTTTTTAATGGTCACGACCTCTGAAGGACGGTGGAATTTCATCTCTTCGCTGAGAGTGCCGCTGGTTTTGGGCTTAAAGAAAAACGGCATTTTTTTATGCCCTCTCACTATCCGCTCAAAGGCTTTTTTAGCCTCTTCATCGGTGTATGATTGCATACCGCCTGGGTAGTTAAAGTACCGAGTTACTCGCTCATACATAATAAAAAGAGCCTTCTCCGAATCGCCCTGCCTTCTAGCCTTGACATCTAGGAAGCCCAAGGATTTTGGATCTGGTTCAACCCGTAAGTACCAAAATACAAAAAACTCCCAAGCTTCTATTCTGAAGTCCGGTCGCTTCCCACGAGTAGTCGACCAATAATTTAGGAACATCCAGAATCCACCAGGGATGTAGATAGGCTGGCCCTTTATTAGCTGCCATTGGCCGTGCTCCCGCAAATGCCATTGCGCTGCGGCGAGGTTTGTTATATCTTGTGTGTTTAATGTCCTGAGATCAGGTAGTTGTTCGTATGCGAATTTTTGTTGTGATATTGGCAGTCGCCAATTGATCATTTCTTTTTCCAAGGGTTGATCAGGCAGCTTGATTGTGTATTCGTCAAGCTGCATAGTCAAGCCTTGGTTCCATGTCATTTCATAAGGCATAGGTAGGTAGTTTTATGCCTAGAACTTTCTCTGCCACTTTAGCCTTTCTCTCTAAGTAATACCTAGGGTTATTCCCGTATAGCTTTGCGGCTATTTCTCTAGCTGGCTGACCGGACATTTGGACTTTGTATATATTTTCGTCTTTATGTATCGTTCCCCTGGAGCAAGAGTTTGCTTGCACCCATTTAGAAAAGGCTTCTATGCATGGCTTTGATCCGCATAGCATTATTTTCAAGTATCCATCTTTACATATTCTTACTGAGCCGTCACCGTCAATCATACCGCGCCAAAAATCAGCATTATTTGCACAATATGGGTATGGATCAAAGGTTAGGCTCTTGTTTGGGGTGATATTAAATTTGGCCAGCGATCCAACTACCCGTTGAGAACTAAATGTTATTGCTACGTACTTGCCTTTCTTTGTTCGTTTTACTTCGTGGCCGGTTTTACAAAATTGCTTAAACTTCACTAAGTGCGTCTCGTCTACCGGATGTAATTCAATCTTTAGGTTACGGCCATGTACGTTTCCATCTGCGCCTATAAATCCCATCCAGTACATTGAGTCTCTAGTAAGGACCTCGAATGACGTCTCGTCTAAATGTATTCTTCTCACTGAGTCTGCATTTGACCTTCGATCCATTCCATGCCTATCCATCATTCTTCGAATTGTATGATCTTTTATGCCGTACTCCTTGGCTAGATCAGTGCAAGTTATTCCGCTTTTATATTTGGCCAGAATTTCGGCCTCTATATCTTTCTTAATATGTCTCCTTGAGCACCCGCAAGAAACGACTACGCCAGAAACGATTTGGGAAGCTCCTACGTCAGTTGTTTTGCCGCATTCGCATTTACACTCCCACCTTGAAAATGATTTATTGTCAACCGACTTTTTTACGAGCGTAAGTTTCCCATGCTTCTGCCCAGCTTCAAGTTTTTCGTGCTTAGGGCAACTGCAAGTTTTTGAGATTTTAGAGAAAGAATCCTTTCTGATCCATCTGTCTCTCCCACACACGCAGCTAACCTCGAATTGAGTGTCGGTGATGGTCTTAATGGTAATGTCTCCTACTGAAGACCCAACTTGATATTTAGTTCCAATTACCCTCATCTATAATCATTGCGTTTAATGCCCAACTTCAGGCAAATTTGACTAATCAACAGCGCCAACTGACGAATTTTGTAATCAATCGAATCTCTCGC